TCGTTCAATATCGGCACGTTTCCGGTGCGGTTTGGAGTAAAACGTTCAATGGTTACAAAGTAATTATTCCAAAAGGTGTTTATTATCCTGTTCCACAGCAAATTGCTGACAATATTGCGACAGAATTAAACCAAACTCAATTAGCCGGTCAACACTTAAAACTTGACAGAATTGATCCTAATACGGGAAAGGCGGTTGCAGAACAATTGAGTTAGATGACTTCTTCACAAAAACATTCACAACTTGTTATGGAATCTCAAAAAAGATATCCAGAAAAGTATAGTGCAAGAAAAGCTATACTTTGGTTAGTACAAACCAAAAAAATCCCAAAAGCAAGAGAGCTTGATTGTATAGATTGTGACAACCCTGCTGCTTGTTACGACCACGCAAAGGGATATAAAGGAAAAAATAAGTATTATGTTGAACCAGTTTGTTGGAAGTGTCACATCAAAAGAGGGAAAAAGAGAAAAGAATATCGTAATGGAAGCATGAAAAGACCAAAAGTGGCTTACTACTTGACAAGTTGATTTAATCTATTCTATTATTAGTTAGATACGAATTACGGAAAAACCGGCGTACCAAATAGGTGCGCTTTTTTATTGAAAAAACATGGCAGGAACAAACAACGTTAGATCAGCAACACAAACCGGCACAGCGTCTGCCGGAAACATACCGCGAGAGGTAAACAACTTCTATGACAGGGCATTACTTGAAAGAGCAGTGCCGGCTTTTGTTCATAATAGGTTTGCACAAGTTAGGGACTTACCAAGAAACGCAGGAACAAACACTGTTAAATTCCGAAGATATGGTTCGCTAACCGCAACCACGACCGCACTCACTGAGGGGGTTACTCCTTCCGGCTCACAGCTTACAATCACTGATTTAGTTGCGAGTGTTTTACAGTACGGTGATTATGTAACTATCACCGATATTGTGGACATGGAAACTTACGATCCAATTTTGACTGAAACTGCTGAAGTTCTTGGTGAGCAAGCAGGAGATTCGCTAGACCAACTTTGTAGAACAGTTTTGATTGCAGGGGCTTCCGCACAGTACGCAAGTACAGCAACCACAGTCAACACTGTATCCGCAGCCATGAAACTTGATCGAGCAGAGGTAAAAGAAGCAGTAAGAACTCTTAAGGGAAACAACGCAAAACCTGTAACCTCAATGATTAATCCTTCTACTGGTTATAACACCACACCTATTAATAGAGCATTTATCGGTATTGTTCACCCTAACAGCACTTATGATTTGGACGACGCAACCGGCTGGATTCCTGTTGAAAAATATCCTAATCAATCTGATGTTATGCCAAACGAGGTTGGATCACTTGCCGGAGTTAGATTTGTTGAATCTACTAATGCTCATTCAGAGTCCGGTTCACTTACTACGGTTTATGGAACTTTAATTTTTGGTCAGAACGCTTATGCTCAAACAAGAATTTCCGGTGAAGCACTAATGAATATTGTTAAACCTTTGGGGAGTGCTGGAACAGCCGATCCTTTGAATCAAAGGACAACTTCGGGTTGGAAAGCAACTTATGTTGCCAAAGTATTGAACGCAAATTACATAATAGTTGTATATCACGGGGTATCAAGCTAAAATAAATAAATAATATGTCTGTAACAAGCACACAATCACATCAACCGGCAAGCGTAGCAAACATAGCAGTAGGAAGCTACATTGACACCGGAACAGCAGCAGCGTTTTCTATAACCTGCGGATTCAAACCCCGATATGTCAGGGTTGCAAACGAAGACGGTGACGCTTTTGAGGAATGGTTTGAAGGAATGGCGGACGAAGAAGCCATGAAACTGGTCGGTGACACCTCGCCAGTAACCTATTCCAAGATCACATCAGAAGGAATTACCGTATCTGCTTCCGGATTCACAGTCGGACTTGATACCGATATAAATGTATCTTCACAGCAACTATCTTGGTTAGCAATAGGTTAAGGTTAGGTTAGGAGAGGAAACCAATAACATGAACTTAGCAAAACTAAACTCCGAAGTAACTCATGGGAATTTTCAGTTGGAAAAGTTCCTGAGAGATATGGTACTGGCTCAAAGCCCTTCTTTTATCCCTGGCAACATTTATGTAGTCTTTAACACTTCAGATGAGGCTTATGTTCAGTATGCAAAGGATTGGGACAATCTTTATCCTGACGGAACAAGAGTCGTTCAAACAAGCCTACTTGCCGCTTACAATGCAACTACTTCAAATAGGCATGATGTAATTCTTATCAACGGACACAATACCCACACTTTGACAGCCATGCTTACCGTTTCCAAGAATAGGATTCACTTTATGGGAATGGACGCGGTTGGCAGAAGGTATGGACAGGGTGCAAAAGTATCACTCGGAGTAACCACAGCCGCAACGGATATTGCCACAATCCTAGTTACCGGAGTTAGAAATTCATTCCACCACATCAAATTCCTTAACTCAAACACAGTTACCGAAGGTATTTACTGCTTTGCAGACGGCGGAGAATATACCTTTATGGAAAATTGTGAGATTTACAAATCAACCGATCTTGACCAAACCGGTGCGGCAGAGCTTGTCGCAAACGGAGATTCTAGCCACTACAAAAACTGCTACATTGGAACTACGGTTGATGCAATTTCGGGTGCAGTTATCAGACCTTGTGTAACTTTCTCAAGAGGGTTGGCAGCAGCAAGTGCGGTAGCACGAGATGTAACTTTTGAAAATTGTATCTTTGCAAGGAATTTTGGCAATTCTGCAAACAGGTTCGTCTATGGCGCAGAAGCAAACGCGCTTGAAAGACTTGGGCTTTTTGAAAATTGTATCTTTTGGGGTGCAGCCTTATCTTCGGCAGTACCGGCTCAAAATGTAGCTTTCGGTGCGACACAAACTGACGGCTCGGTATTACTGCATAATTGCAGTTCAGTCGCAGCAGGAACAGCTATGAGTACGACAACCGGAGTGTTTGTAGATAGTCCAGTACCAACAGCAGCAACATCTGGTATATCAGTACAAGCGTCATAACATGGCAGCAAAAAAGAAACAACCTAAAAGATCAGTAGCAGAAGATAGAGCCTCTATGAATGAGGATTGGCTTGAAGCAAACCCTCTTCCCAAAAAGTCTCCGAAAAAGAAAAAGAAATAACTCATATTGACTTCGCAATCATTCAATAGCTATACTGAATTATGGCTCGTTTGTATAAGTTGGAAGTTCAGAGAGACGGAGTTCAGATAAACCTTTATTACCACGATGACGGAAGTTTAGAATTGGCTGATGCCGATAGCGGTATGCCAATTGATTACCTCAACGCAAAACTACGGATAATGGAACTCTTGTTTGATTGGTGTTTAAAGTATAAAATTAGTTCAATAGAGTGTTCAGTAGTAGAATAATATGACAATTTTTGACGCAGTTCAGGATATAGACGGACAAGGTAAGGTTCTTCAAAGTGATTTTGCTTTCCGGACTAAAAAAAGAATTACCTTTGCAGGTGCTACCACAAATGCTTGGGGTGATGACGGCGGAACGTTAGACGGTGGCGCGATCTTCACAGTTACAGGACTTCTCAAGATTCAGGTTTTTGCTGAGGTAATTACCAATTTGGCAGGTGGTGCTACGGCTGAGGTCGGAATTGCTGGTGCAACAGCTATCTTTTTAGCACAGGAAACTGACACCAATTTGGACGCAGGCAACATTTGGCTTAACGACGGAACTCCGGCAGCTTATTACATAATCGGAGAAGAACAGGCGGCAATAGACAATGCCCCAATTTATATCCTTAACGGACAAGACATTATTTTAACCACAGCAGGTGGTGCAAACACCACTTCAGGGGTAATTGACTTCTTTGCTCTTTGGACACCAGTATCAGACGACGCGGCAGTTGAGGATTCTGGCAATTAAGTTGAAGTAGCTACCTATAAGTAGTATATTGAAATATGCCATTTCAAAAAGGACACCCTCAGTATTCTTCTCATAGATTTCCAAAAGGACATTCCCCTTGGAATAAAGGAAAAAAACTACAACCCCTTTCAAAAGAACACAAGAAAAAGATTGGTGAAGCGTTA